TCTACTCTTGAGAGCCTAATATCCTCTACAGTTCCGCCCAAGGACCTATCTGCCATTAGTGTATTTTCAATAGCTTCCACAGCAATGTTACGCTGGGTATCTCTTTCTCTTCCACCAATCAATAGTACTAAATCCACTTCCATAATGCCTTCTCTCATCAAGCCACCTTTTGCGCCCATTGCCATTGATATGTCAGCAATTTCTTCATCTGATGTTTCTAAGAATACAGCTGGAAATGCTGTTTTGGCTAATTGGTCTGGAATTATTGGATTCCTCTCAACTACGCCTAGCCTTACACTGCGTTGTGATTTCAGTAAGTTCATTACTGAAACTATTATATCTTCCCTGCGTGCCATTATCTATACAACCTAGTTTGACTTGCTTGAATAACGTCCGTATTAATGTCAATAGTTCCGTCTCCGTCAAAGTCATATTGTATACCTACGCCAAATTGTAATTCCCATTCTTCCTGGAATCTGTCTTTATAAAAAACAAATTGCTCTCTGAAAGGATCACCTTCTGGTCTAAATGTAGATAGTTTAGGTAATATATAAGCATACATTGCTTGATAAACACAGCTTTTAGTCCATTGTGCTTCAACTAGTTTGCTAGAATCAAACGTACTTCTGCTGTAGAACTTATTCCACCATTTAAATTGAATTAAGTTAATAACATCAATTTGAGCTTTAGCTAGTTCATCTGACCAGTCATCTACACCCTGTTCAAAAACTTCAGGTGCATATTCTTGTAAATTTGTATTGTTAGCAAATGCCATTTTCTTCTCCTGTAGTGTTGTTGCTAGTGGACATTTCTGCCCACCAGCTACCTAAATAATTAGGCTGTCTTATGCTGTACCTACTGTTACACCACGTGTTGCATCAATTACTGCTGAACCAAATGCAATTGAAGCTACAATATCTGTACCAACTGCTGCTGCTCTGCGTTCAAATTCAACTTTAACGCCACCTTGTGTTGCCATTCTTACTGCGTCCTGTGAGAACACTGCAAAGTCTGGAGTAGTAAGGCCTGTGTTAGCTGCATTAAATGCTGCTGAAACAAAACATGGAACGCCTGCAATCATGCCCAAGAAACCTGAACGCATTGCTGCATTTTGTGTTTCAGAACCTGCAAAGCCTGCATTACCAATAACTTTCATAAAGTCACCGTATTTTGCTGCTGATACTACACAGTTTAGAGGACCAGTTTCACCAGCGTCTCTAATTGTACCAATTGCGTTGTATAGATCATCTAGCAATGTAACTGCGCCGCCTGCTGGAGCAACTACTGTTAGTGCGCCTAAGTTAGCTGAAACCCTAGAATCTACAGAATCTGCAATAGCGGATCCTAAAATTCTGCCAAAGTTGTTAAAATCAACTCCACCTAGATCTCTAATTACAGAACGTGCTGCAAGTAAATCTAACATAATTGTTGTAGGTGTGTTAGTAGGAAGAACTGCAGCAAAATCTATTTCAATTTCCTGTGTCTGTGAGCCAGCATTGTTAACAACAGTTTGTACAGGTACTGTACCCATTACTGCTATTTGTGCTGAAGAACTACCTTCCCCTACTTCTACAATAGGAATCATGCTACCATTGAGGTAGAGTGAGTTTTCTTGTGCAGCGTAAACTGTTGCTGCTTGTGTTGGAATCATTAAGGCTTTTAAGTTGATGCCTGATCCATATTCATTTGCGTATGCCATTTTATTGTCTCCTAATAATGGTTATGTTATTAATTAAACTTTCCCTTGCGTCTTCATCTTTGTATAGATTTTTCTGTGCTCAGGATTGTTCATATCAAGTTGTGCTAAGTCCAAACTCTGTGGGTTAGCGTTTTGCGTATTACCTGTGCTTCCAGCCCCTGAAGGACCTGCACTTTTAAAATACTGGTTGCTTGATAGGAATTCCTCTACTAGATTGTCAACACTCATAGGATCCGCATTATCTGTGTACCTCTGCTTGCCGTCTACTCCAGTAACAATTACGTTACCATCTGCACCTAGTTGGATATTCTTTCTCAATAGTTGAGCCACATGATCTGGACTTACTGCTTTAGCACGGCTTGCGGCCGTCATCAAACTTCCGTCAATCTTAATAGTTTCAAGTTCAGAACGTAGTGCTGATAGTTCCCCATCTGCTTTCTCTTTCTGTTTCTTGAGAACACCATTAAAATCTTCTTTTTTAATCAGTTGCTCTTCCTCAATCTGTTCTTTCAAACCTTTGAGTGCTTTGTATTCTTCCACGTCAACATTTTCATACTTCTTGTTCACTTGGTGTATACGCTTTCCAATTAATTCATTTACTTCTTCTTGTGTAAATGTCTTAGTTGTTTCAACCTGGGAGTCTGTATTTTGGCCTGTTTCCGCATTCCCAGTGACTGCGTCTTCAGTAATACCATGAGTTTCATTCATTGTCATGTCAATATTCCTTTTTTAGTTAGGGTTAGGACACCTAGGGTGTCTACTTTGTTTATAATGTTATTTATCCGTTTAGTCTTCTTCAGAATCCACGTATTCTTGAACGGTTTCTCCGTCCTCTTCTAATGGAACCCAGTAGTGCATGCAGTTGTATCCGCCTCTTACTACAAACGGATCACCTGGTTCTTTTCCTGCCCAACTTTGTCCCAACCATATTGCATCAATTTCATCTCTGTTCATAATATCACCCTTGAGTGCCTTACAGAAAGGTCTTGACGTTTCTATAATTCCACCAGCATACTGAAACCTTTCAGTTCCCATTCTGTCAGCCCGTGATTTAGCAAATGCTCCATCAAAGCTTCCAATACTGTTGTCCACAGTTGAACTAAGTTTAACTGCTAGACTGTTTGCTGTTGCAATATCCTTTGGTAAACGTTCTCTAATTAGTCTGCGTAGTTCAGTTATCTGCCTTCCAGCAGCACCTTCACTCATTGCACGTCTAAGATCACGTTGTAAACGGCGTATAACAGGATCACTTGAATCCATTAATACTCCGCTAATTCTTCCTCTTACTTGTCCTTGCAGAGAGGCTAATGTAACTCCAGCTACAGTTCCTAAAACTATAGTTTGAATTACGTCCTCAGTATGTCCTGTAACTTCACTGCTTAAATTGTCCTCACTTAATGTTAATAGTGTTTGTTGTGCTGTTAAATCTGCGGGTGTTTGTGCAACACTACTTTGTTCTATGTAGTCTTGGCTCAACCTTGTTAGGGGTAGTGCCTCAGTCCTAATAGATTGTGCGTATTCATTAAATGTCTGCATAATCTGAGGTCTTACTACTTCAATAGGTAACCCTTGGGTTACTAAGTCCGCTATTGCTGTTTCTAGACTCTTACTAGTATCATATGTACCAGTTTGAATTTCATCTAGAGTTTCCTGTAGTATCCTGTCATGTTGTTCAGTATCAAATGCCAAGGTTAATCATCCATATTCATTTTAAAACCCATTTCTTCTAGTGACAAGTGTTGTTCTTCTGTAGTAACAATAACTACTTTACCACTTATAGGGTCATACATCTCATGTGATGCATAGTCTTGTTCATCAGTTTCCATGTCAGCAAAGATTTTACTTTGTAGTACTGCATCATCAACTGTTAATGCAACAATCTGTTTGCTAACTTCATGTTGGAACATTGCATTAGTAACACCTGAACTACGTGTTTTCATTAAGAAGTCTAATTCTAAATGCTCATCACGCATATCAAATGTATCTGGATATTCAATACTAAATTCTGCTGGATAGTTAAGATCTTGCCAATCTAACCAAATGCCCCACATCAATAGTTCTGTTTCTCTTAATGTATCAGCAATGTCACCTAGTTTAGCGTTGAGCATTTGGCGTTCTGTTTGTAATGCTACACCTGACATTGGTGTTCCCATTGTAGCTTGTACACTACTAGTATGTGTCATACGTTGAATTGCTTCTACACTCTTATCAATTGATCTTAATATACTATCAGTTGTGCTTAATGTTGGGCTCAAAAGATATGGCTTAAGACCAGCGTCAACACTTTCATCTAAGTTAAGTATTGCACCAGCACCAGCTACTGCATCAACCCCTGTTGGTTTAACTAATGTAGGATGACTTGCTATGCGTAAGTGTTGTTCAATCTCACTATAACAATTATATATGAAGCGTTGTTGATTGGCAACATCTGATACTAAACTAAATCCCACGCCTTTAATAGGTGCTTTTAGTGGAGCATGGAATACAAAAGGAACATATCCTAATGGGTTTTCATACTCTTCAAATGAATGAACTTCTAACAAAGTACCATCACTGTCTTTATGTACATTGTACTTAGTTACGGTTTCTGCTGTCCAAGCTGTAAAGGTTACATGAGTATCATTCTCTGATTCTTTTACTTTAATATACTCTAGTGTTGGTTTACCAGCTATGTTACGTTGATAACTCCAATCTAATACGTTTTGAGGAGTATATGTTGCTGCATAAGCACGTATGCCTAATGCAATTGCTTCTGCTTCTGTTTCTACCTTATAACTAGCTTTGTCTACTAAGATCCAGCAACTACCCATTACCATTGCCAAGTCATTAGCTGTTTTTAAGAAACTATCTAAGTCTTGTCCATCTTGATCTGTGTCTTCTAACCATTGCTCTACTAATGGATTATTAATTAATAGTCCTAGGTCACGCTTTGGTAGTGTGCGGAATAAAAAGCTACGGTAAATGTCTATTGTAGTTTGGACATGATTGTCCAATGGTGTTGAATCAATACGTCTGCCATATGCATTGCCCGGCTGTTGATTCTCACCAATGTATTGTGTTAAGTAGTTTCCATCCTTGTAAAGTTCACCACCAATATATGATTTATAATGGTAGTTAGCTTGTTCCGCTATTGCGCCGTAATTTGGATGGGTTTGTTCCAGTTGTTCTAATGTCATCATAATATGATTTTCCTTTAAGGTAGTATAAACAGCCTGATCAATTGCTGTCCTGTTTTACTTATTTATCCTTTACTGATGACCCCATAATTGAGGTCCTCTATTTTCTAATGGTACAGGTGGTCTTCCTATTGGATTAATCCAGTGTACCAAGTAACCTAGGGCATCATTGAAATGATCTAAATTACTACTCTTATCAGGCACTTGTGTACCTAACTTGTATGTTTGAGCACTTATACACTTAATTAAGTGCTTGCACTTAGGGTCAATGTATAACTTTACAGTTCCATCCACAGCTTTTAAACTAGCATTAACTGCGGCTATTCTATCTTTTACTGGTGGATTAATACTTTTTACTTTTAGTGTAAATCCACTGTTGCGTAGTATGTGATGATCACTTGTATTACTACTTGTCTTACGTGCTTGTCCACTAGCATCTGGATAAACCCATATCCTATTGTCTGGATATCTGTTAATTAGTTCCTGTGCCATTTCAAACGTATTTGATCCATGCATTTGTATCTCATCAATTACTGTAATCTCGGTTCCTCTTACACGTGCAATTGCTGCTACTAGCGGACTAACGTTAAAGTCCATTGCTACGTGTAGTATCTCATTCTTCTTAAACTCTTTGTCTGCGTTTACAATATTAACTTTAGTATCAAAGTTATAATATATAGTTCCTGCAAACGTTTCAAAACTTGCTTCATACTCTTGCTTGAAACTACGTTCATCTAATTCATTACGTGCAGATTCAATCTCTTCTTCTGGTACATTGCCACCATCTAGTGTACTGTATTGGAATGCACTCCAGTCTTTTTGTGTATGTGCGCCTTGCCATAATTGATACACCCAGCTATTTTTGCCCTGTGGTGTAGTAATAAACATTGCATGGCCTTGTCTATCACTTAGTGCAGGTCTACATACTTCAGTCCACATCTTCTGACTAATCATTGCTGCTTCATCCATTACTAGATAATCCATACTTACTCCACGTAAGTTATCAGGGTTATCAGCACTACGTAAGTATATCTGACTACCATTAACTAAAGTAATTGTTAGATTACTTTCATTAATTTTTTTAGCCCAATTACAACGTATGAACTTCTCTTTAATATCATCCCAAAGTATCTGTCTACACATTGCAAACGTTGGTGCTACATAAAAGACTTTACTGTTAGGGTGCCTTGCAGCTTTAGCCATCTCATGCATACTAAGCCAACTCTTACCCCAACGTCTTCCTGCAACTACTACTTTAAAACGTGCTGCATCTTTACTTACTTCTTGTTGTACTAGACTAAGAGGCATTGCAAATTGTCTCATTGCTAGTAGTGTCTGTATACTCTCCAGAATCAAAGTATACTCTTATAATAGTTTCTTTACGTAAATATGCACCTTGTGTATAGAAACTATGGAATTCTTGTCTTTTCAGTCCTGGCTTATATTGTTCTAAATGTCTGTTGTTCTCTGCATCATTAATATGTTTTTTCATTACTTTTCCTTGTTGTTGTTTTTGCTACTGCCTACGTATAGTCCAAACCAAGCTGCACCAGCACCAACTATTGTTGATATAAAGCCTGCTTGGGCGTTGCTAGGGTCTTCTAATAACATAAACCATTGTGTTGAATTATAAAATACAATCATATAGAATAATATTAGTAGACGGGGGATTATTCTCCATGCATCTAAATTAGCGGGGGTTAGTTTCATTTATACAGTATCCAGTTTAAATGGGTAGTATCCCCAAGCATAATAAATTAATGCTACACCAATGACTACTAATGCAACCTTAACTAACTCTCTCTGAACTGTCTTTATCTTTATCCATTCTTTAAATAGTTTCATATTGTTCCCCTATATATGTATGTACTATACTATTATGCGTGACACCAAGCATATTACGTCCGTGACACCAAATTACTTCTTCTTAGGTTTCTTTTTCTTCTTAGTCTTTTTACTATGATATGCCATGTTTTATCATCCCTATTACTGTTGAGGCAACTAAGATAATTAACACTGCCCAAATGCGTTGGTCAATCTTCTCAATTGCTTTGGATTGCTTACACATGTCAGCCTCCAAATGCGTGAGGTGGTTATCTTTGA